GTGGGCCGCCCTCCACCCCCTCACCTAGCCCTTCACTAGATCAGGGTTGTTAATATATTTGCGCTTTTCTTTATAATAGATCATTATTATAGATATGATAATAATAATTTTAAAATAATAAAATAAATAATAATTTGAATAAGGTAGTTAAGTGAGGGTTAGTGATAGTTAAAATAAAAATTTAATATAATATATATATATACCTAACATAGGTATGCCTATATAGGGAGTTATAAAGGCCAAAAAAAGTGCCCCAAATCCCACCCTATATATAGAAATTGAATAAGGCTATAAAGTGGGCAGTTTTCACTTAATCAGCTTTTCCAGATTTCAATTTATATGTATATTCGAGTTCAACCTTACACCTATATATATAGTCATTATACAGACTATTAACTAGATTGTGGATTTCAGAAAAAATTATAATAAACATTGTTAATATTTATTATAAGGTGATATATAAGTTTTAAAGTTTAAAGTAGATCGCGGATATAGGTTTGAGTTTCCCAGCTAATGCTAGCATCGGGTTCTAATAGATAAGAATAATCTGGATCATTAAACATTGAGGCTATAGTAGTCTTTATACAATTCTGAATAACTTGATCAGGATTATAATCAGTATTATTAAGACCTTCATATTTATAAGTATAAACTTCTCTATATACATACTCATCTATATTATTACCAATCTCAACTTCATAAACGCGTACTTTATTAAGATTATTAGAAAGATCAACTAATTTCAGATATTCGGCTTTATCAATCATAATGCACTCAATCATTTATATATATATTAATACTAGACTATTTTTTTGAATCAAAAAAATAAGAAAGTGGTTTCTTTAACCGTTTAGCCTGTGATAAAACAACGGCTATTTCCTGCTTCCTAGCTAATTTTTTAGTTGGAAATCCGTGTGACGGGACTTTAACATTTGCGTTGTCAAATACAAACCATTTATTTCCTTGTTTCTCTACGTGATACGGCATATATAACTATATATTAGAGAATAAATATTTATACTCACCATAAAATTTTATCCGCATAGAATCCAGGACTACCCTTTACTATCCTATCTATACTATGCCGAGCTTTATAACCTTCTCTTTTCTGTTCAGCTAATTTTTTATTTTTTTCTAGATAAGACGGATAGTCGCCGTAACCTTTAGCCCCTATAGAGGCTATCTTATCCCCTTTCTTATTAAACACATCAATTTTCTTTTTCAGATTAGTACTCGGTCTAATCTCAACCCCTAATCTATCAGCTTGTTTATATGAATAATCTTTAATTTTATACATATAAATAATAGCTAGATTTTTATTTATGCTTAGGCAAAATAATATCTTTGTGGGCCAGGAGCAGGAGCAGATTGAGACTTAGTAGATCTATGCTGTTGGGATTTAGTAGATCTAGGTTTTGGTTCGGGTTCAGGTTCAGACTCAGATTCAGTTTCTTCTTCAGTCTCAGATTCATAAACTACTTTCTTAACTTTTTTCTCCTTCTTGGGTTTAGATTCCTTCTTGGACTTTTTCTTTTTTCTTTTAATAACAGTTATCTCTTCCTCAGTTGAAGACTCTTCATCAGATTCAGCTTCTGCATATTTGAGATCTGAATCAGTATCAGGATGTTGGGATTTACTAGATATTTTAGTTTTTGCAGCAGGTAACTCTTTAGGTTCAGCTTTGCTAATAAATACATCTGCAAAGTCGTCCTCAGAAGTATCATCTCTTTTCTTCCCTTCCGGGTACCTTTGGTTAGGTTCTTTACCATTCAGTTCATTCTTGATCTCTTTAAGAGCTGCTTTTTTCTCCTTGATCTTCTTTTGTTCAAGAGATTGTTGTCTCGCTAGTCTTGCTTTTTCAAATGCTTCTTTTTGTTTTTCACTTCTTTCTTTTTTAGGTTTTGTGAGAGGTTCAGGTTTTTCGTCAGCAGATTCCATATATATATAGAAAAGAAAAAAATTCTAAATTATAAATCCGGATGGCTTAATTAAAATAGATCCAATATAAAATCTTAATATATATTATATATGGGAATTCTAAATATTAAAGAGCACGAGAACACTGAGATTGTAAAACAAAAACCAATAAAAGAAGTTATGGACATCTATATCCCAGACATACCCGAGGGAATTTCAAGAAGAAACGGGATGATCTATTTATTGGTCGGATCTGGAGGAAGTGGCAAGTCTTCACTAGTCCTATCACAATTTAAAAAGGGCGGAGCATATCACAGAAAATTTCATAATATATATTATTTCTGCCCAGCTGCTTCATTTGATTCTATAAAGAATCATCCATTTAAAGATCACGACAAGGTCTATCACGAGATGACTATGGATGGACTAATAGAACTTAAAGACCAGTTAAGTAAATTAAAAGAGACAAATATAAAAGAAGAAGAGGATCCAGAATATAATTGTGTGATAATAGATGATTTTGCAAATGACTTAAAGGATAAAGGAATTCAGAGAGCATTAAATGCTATGCTTATAAAAGCTAGACATTTAAACACCTCATTTATTTTTACACTTCAAAGTTATTTATATATGCCTAAGATTCTCCGCAAGCAAATAACATACTGCACCATATTCAGACCAAGAAATTCAGAGGAATGGGAAAATATAAGAAAGGAAGTTTTACAGATGAATGAGCCAGATGCTAAGAAGTTATTCGACTATTGTTTTAATGAGCCATATCAACATTTGGATGTGGATGCCTTTGAGAATAAATTCTATAAGAACTTTAACCCCTTAGAAATAACAAATTCAGAAACAATTTAATCTAAGCTATATATAAACAATGAATATGTCACAAAGCAATGCAGCAACTGATAGCATACAGTTATATCTAAATTCTAGATATGCAGATCAAAAACCAAATGGAGACACGGGTATATGTGTTTTCACATTCCCCCAAATAGATATTCCAGACGGACACTATATATATTTATCTTTACAAAATGCAATCATCCCCTATTCATTTTATTCTATTAATCCAACAAACAATGTTTTTATAATTACATCAAACGGAAACACTTATACAGTAATAATTGAACCAGGTAATTATAATATTACTCAAATGATCTCAGCATTAAAAGCCCAGTTAGGCGGATTATTTGATATTATATATAGTTCTATTACTAATAAGATAACTATAACAAACACAACATATGATTTTATAGTTCAGTTTTCAGGTTCAACATTAAACCACGCTCTAGGCTTTTCTGAATCACAAATAACCCCTTCAGTCACCAGATCTTGCGCGGCTCCCTTTTGTGTAAATCTAAATCAGATAAGAGCTATAAATATAGATATAGATATGCCAACATATAATATAAATGTGGCTCAAAAGAATAATCAGAATATAATGGCAACTATCCCAGTAATAACCCAACCTTATGGAATGATAAACTATACTAATCCTAATAATTTTAGAATCAATATGTATTGTTGCAAACTACAAAGTATAAGAGTGAAACTATTAGATAATCAGAATAACTTAATTAATATGAACGGGGTGAACTACCAGATGACATTGCAAGTTGATATTGTGAACTTCACATAAAGAATAAATAAAATCTAAATATATATTATAGATATGTTAGGATATAAACAGCCATTAGGAGATTCCAAGATCGGATATAAAAAACCTTTAGGTTCAATGTTAGGGACTAAAAAGCCCTTGTCAAATTTAGCACCTATGAATATAGTGACTAGAGAATTACAAGAGCAAAAGAAAACAGGCGGATTAGAAAGAGCTAAAAGAGGAAACGGGGCTAATCTAGGGCAATGGGCATAAGCAAAGAATAAATATTTAAGAATAAATAAAATTATAGATTTGATTTTATTTTATCTATCTAATATATATATATCAATGATCCCTAATAATTTAAAGTATCAATCAAAAGTCGAGTCAGCTCCTTCTAGAAGATATAGAACAAATATTCAACCTCAAAATGGTCAAGGTATAAAGTCAAGTGGATACGGCCCCAACTCCACTATTACTATTAATATCCCTACTAGAAATAACACTGCTTTAATTCCCTCAGAAACAGTCTTAAAATTTTCAGGTGCATTCACTCTTACTGGTGCGGCAGTAGTTGGAGCACTAGATTCTTGTGGTCATCACGGTTGGATTCAACGTTTAAGAATTTTCCACGGATCTAATCTTTTAGAAGATATTGACAACTATTCTCAATTAGCTAAAATTTTATATGATTATCAAATGCCTAATGATTCAATTGCAGGTCGTTTTTCTATTACTTCCGGAACCAATGCAGATTTTTCAGGACCTGCATCCACTGCCACTGGTATAACTGCTAAAGCTTTAAACAGAGGTGCTAATATTGGAGCTGGATCTACTGAGAAAACTTTTAATGCATCAATTAATTTGATTTCTTTAGTCGGTGCTTTAGCTGGTGGAAAATATTTACCACTCTGGGAGATGACTAGTGCCCCGCTCAGATTAGAAATGGTCTTGGCTGACAACATTAATAAAGTTATGTGCTTTGATGCTGGAACTCCTACAACTTTTAATATTTATAATGTTGAACTAATTGGCGAGTTCTTAGAACTTCCTGATTCTGCAATTGCTGCAATTAAAGCAGGATCTTCAAATCCTATGCAAATGGTCTTTTCAGATTGGAAGTCTTTCACTAGTTCAGCAACTTTGACACAAAATGTTGCAACTCAAGTTTCAATGCCTATCCCTGCTAAATATTCATCTCTCAAATCAATTGTTGTAAATTCAAGAGTAACCCTCGGCGAAGCTACTAAATATCCCCTTAGTTCCGGAACTATGGGTTTACAAAACTATACTTTTAGAGTCGGTTCTGAAGTTCTCCCTTCATCTGCCCCCACAACTTCTGATCAATTCTTTACTGAGGCCTCCAAATGTTTTGGATCTATTGCAGATATCAATTATCAACCTTCTATTGATAAAGATTCTTATGAAGTGGTTTCAGCCGAAACAATTAATGATTTATTAACTTATAACACCAAAAACTCAGGTTCTTTCTTAGTTGGCATTGATCTTGAATCTTATCAAAATACAGATAAATCTTCTATCTTTGCAGGTATGAACACTAATACTTCAGATATTTTCTATCAACCTACTCACAACTACTCAGCAAATGCACAATGTTATTATACCGCTTTCGCCAATTTTGATTCTGTACTAGTTTGTGAAAATGGTGTTGCTTATGTTAGATTTTAAATAAACTAAAATTATTATCTATTATTAATATATAGATAATAATGAATAAAGAAGTTGCAAAACTATGGTTATATGAAAATACATTAACAACAACAGCAACAGCAATAGGATACAAAAATGTAGCACAGACAAGATATACCTGGTTTGTTAATATGAGGGATGTACTAGGTGAGACTTTATTTAATTCCTATGAATATTATGTTGTTCAAATTGTTCAAGCTGCAAGATTAAACACATTACCTTATATATATCTAGATGGATTAAATATAATCCAAACAAGTAAAAACGGGCAAGTTCAGGGAGGGTCTGCATTAATAGGCGGGCTAATTCAAACATATGGGACACAAACTCAAGGATTTTATTGGGACTCATACGGAGCTAATTATAAATATATAATGACAAGACCAGTGGATGATAGAATTCCTTTATCTATTTATTGGGAACCTATGTCAGGACTAAATGGTACATCTACATATGGATCTTGGTTTTTTACTTTTCAAGGTCTAAAATCATATAACCCCCTATATTCAAATCCATTTAATAGTTTTTATAATTTAGAACAGAGAGCATTTACTCTAACAACTCAAGCATTAGATGTTGGAGCTACAAATGAATACGGAACTATGAACTCAAACTATTCACAATTTACACTTAGAAATATAAACTTTAGGAATATTTTAGGTACAATGTGGGATAAATATGAGAAATTCAATTTAATAATGACATCCTGGTCTTTTGCTCAAACATTGGGTTCAACATTTAACGGAGATCAAAGATATACTTATATAATAATGGAAGGACTACAATTTATAAATTCGGTATCTGTGGGTGTAGGTTCAGCAACTTTCTACAATAGATATGGGATTGGAGGATATGGTTTTATAGAGTCCCCAGGAGGACCATTTACATCTGCAACATCATCCTACTCAGGATTTGATAATATGTCAACAGCTAATACAATAAGAAAACCAGAAAGTGAAAATGTTAGTTTAACATTTACAGTTGGAAATACAACAGTTTACCCCTCTGGAGGAGTATATAATGATTGGGCTATCTCTTTTATAATAGTAGGAATTGATGAAAATATATAAATCGCTTTTCTTTATAATTAATATATAACCTTAATATATATTAATGAATACAGACACGGCATTTCTATCATTAGATACATTTAGTCTTACAGGAACCACAGATATAAATGCAACTAAAACAAATTTTATTTTTAGAAATGTAAATTTAAAGAATGTAATGGGTGAGATGTGGGATAAATATGAGAAATTTGCAATTAGACCAGTTGGAGTGAGATATAATGGAGCAGTTCAAAATTCAGGTTCACAGGCTTATGTTATACAAAACAATTTAAGAGGTTTAGATTGGATTAACTGCTATGATGAGAAATATGGAACAGGTCAAGTATATATGCCAGTTGCTTCTTGCACAGGTACGAACGGAGCAGTATCTTTAATTCCTACTAATTCTAATTATTGTTTTAATTTTAGAAAAGGTTCTCCAATAGTAAATTTAGAAATTCAAATAACAAATCAGGGAACTAATGGAGGAACGGGGACACCTACAGGAATAACAGGAATGCCAGACCAGAACTATTTATTTCAAATACAGCCAGCAGAAAATAATCAGAATGAAATGGGATATATGGGGCTTTATACTAATCAATTAGCAGGTACACCAATTATTTCATATCCTTCTAAAATAATCTCAGACGCTGCAAGAACATACACATATAATGGTTTTGATATGAGACGATGCTGTTCTGAATTTTGGGATAAATATGAAAATTTTGAGATTGTTTTAGCAGGTTATCAATATCAAGGATATGGAGCAACATCAGAGCAGCAAGATATGCCAATTATACTAAGAGGTTTTAACTGGGTTAATAATTGGACTAAAGAAGGAGCAACAAGTTCAACATCAGATGCAGTTGTTGGAATAACAAAATCACCAAATTCAGGATCATCCCATTTTGGAGATTTTACAATGATCAACAGCCCTATTCAATTTAAGAAAACATCAAGTTCAGAAACTTTCACTATACAATTTAGAAATTTTGATAATAGTGGTTTAAATGGAGGTCTTCCAACAATTACAGGAGGAGTCCCTAATAGAATAGCTTATTTAGCCTTTTTCATTAGACCAATAAAACCAGAATCAAATCCAGAAAAAGCAACCTTATCAATAAGTTCTGCTGACTTATCAACAAACCTAACAAATTTAGGAATTAGAGATGCAAACTATACAGATATAACAATAAACAATGTAGATTTAAGAGCTGCTTGCCAAGGATTTTGGGATAAGTACAATAAATTTAATATATTCTTAACAGGTATGTATCCTAATTCTAGTATAAATATAAATGCTGAAAGGTGTTTAATGTTATACTGTGAAGGTCTACAATTAGATCCTCAAGTTAAATATTCAAATCCACAACAAACATCTCAGACTTGGGTTGTTGGTCCCTTATATGCTCAGAGTTTAGCAGTTTCGGGAAACTTCCCCCTAACATTTGGAAATACTCACGGAACTATGTTTTACAAATCTTTAGACCGAGTTAATCTTAGATTTTTTGTTGGAGATATAGGTCTTCCAAGTTCTACAATATTCTCTGAAATATTAAGAGGCACTTTAACTTTCACTATAGTCCCGTGCCAGACCAGCCATAAAGTTAATTAATATGATGATCTTTATATATCTTAAGTGGGGGTTGTATAACCAATTCCTCCCTAATAGGATCCCTATATAGGCATACTATAGAGGGGTATCTATATATATTATATTATTTCTAATATATAACTATCACTATCCCTCACTTAACTACCTTATTTAATTTATAAATAGAAATACTATATTTATAAATTTATAGTTTATCAATGAACTTATTAGCTTCTTGTTTAGCATAAGTGCCGGTCTTCTTGCCAATCCAAGAGCCTATAGCTACACCAGTGGGGCCTAATTCAGAAGCAGCAGCCCCGCCAAGAGCAGCCCCAACAGTAGGAGCATAACCAGCCACATCTTTAAGTCCTTCTTTAGCAACTCCTTTAATAATATTTGAAAATTGTCCCATCTGTTTTGGTCTGTTAATTTTTCCATTATCTAACATATATATATTATAGGTTAGATATTTATTAAACTTCATTATTATTTTGATTAGCTAAATATTTAATATGCTTCTTAGTTTTAAAATGAGTTGATTTACCGCCATATGTATAACGTCCTCCACATTCACATTCAAATTCTTGATGTGCTCTTTCTTTAAATTTATCAATATTATTCTTATAATAATCAGCTCTATATTCACAGGCTCGCTCTCTAATTTTATCTTTGTTCTTCTCTCTATATTCTTTAATTTTATCTTTATTTACAAGATTATAATTATTTTGATATTCTAGCAACTTGTCTTTATTTTCCTGATAGTATTCTTTAAATTGTTGAATATTATCTTGGTAGTATTCTTTAACAGTTCTACCGGGTACATTGGTATTTAAAGACCCAGAACCTTTTAATAATTCATAATAATATCTTTCTCTTGCAGAAGCTTCAAATTTATTAGTACAGGGATAATCTTCTATAAAGACCATATCCCAATTCTCCCAACCGCCATTTTCTCTAATAGTCTTATAAACTTTAGTATTGTAGTTCTTAGCAGTCTCTTTATTACAGTCCTGTTTATGTTTGCATTTTCTTCTAGTGAAATCAGTAGTATGACCAACATAGATCTCATTTACACTTAAATCTTTACAGACAATCTTATAAATCTTAGTTTTAGAAAAATCAGTTGCGTGTTTTGGCATTGTTTTATATTATTATATTAGAAAATAAATTCTTAAGTATTTTATAATATATTTTTAAATTTCTATAGATTTTTTTGTTGCTTTGCCTTTTTTCACCTTAGATTTTGTTATAGGCTCTTCTGGTTCTTCTAGCTCTTCCTCATATACAATTTTCTTATTTTGGGGTAAATCAGGATCATTTAACTTGACATAAACTTTGGCTTGTTTTATAGATGACCCCATATCTTCCATTTCATCAGCCATTTGTTTTTCTTGTTTCATCATAGCCCCATATTTCTCAGTTAGATAAGTATGTCTCATTTGGTTAATACTAATAGGGCCTTTAAAGATTCTATTCAATCTTTGGTTTAGGGTAACATTAGATAATGGTTGAAAGTTAGAATTGAATAATAGTCTATTTACATCTTTAGGAATAATGCTAATCCATTTAATCAGAATCTTTTTAAGAACTGGTGGGATATCTAAACTCTGCCCTCCTTCGTGGAACTTAGCAGTCTTGAACTTATGAAATATAAATTTGCCCTTTTCTATATAGTTGTCTTCATCTTTATTTATATCTCTGACTTTCATTTCTACATAATCTAAAGATCTACGAGGGACTATATGAACCCCACTAACAAGGGCGACAATTATAAAGTCTTGTATTTGTTGGAGATCAGAAGTTGATAGTTTAGTTTTCTTATATAGAAGACTGGCGGTCTTAGCAAGATCGTCATATATAGCCTTAATCTCCTCACTGGATATATTAGCTTCCATCTGCTTCTCGCTCATCTCTTGTTTGTCCATTTCTTTCTTATAGTCTAACATATCTTTATTCATAACAGTTCTATACTCATCAATATCAGGACATATACAGACCAGAGCCGCTAAATAAGTTTTACGTGAAGAAGGAGATTTATCTTTTAAGAATTTCATTACTTCCTCGGTCTTGTCAAAGTTCTTCACATCGGGTTCTTTAGTAGATCCCCAACAAGCTTTATATATACTCTTTAATAAACTGTTATAGGTCTTGAGTGAACCACTAGATAAGTGATCGCGTCTTTGTTTTAAAACATCAGAGAAATCCATTATATAAAATAGAAGTAGATAATTTATTTAGTTGAAATAAATTAATATATAAACTATAGTATACTTAATAAACAAACATTAAGATCAACTAATATCAACTGATTAATTAAGCAGTTGAGGGCAGTTGATACAAATTAAAAATTTTTAATTCATTGATAAGTTGCTCAACTGCTTAATTAAGCGGTTGATATAGTTAATAATTAATATTAGTTATGTATATCAACTGCTTAATTAAGCGGTTGATATAGTTAATAATTAATATTAGTTATGTATTATTAGATATTTCTAGTATATAATATATATTCTATGCTAGAAATGCGAAATAAATTAAGTAGACCAGGAATTTATAAACTCCTAATTTAGAGATTATAATCTGTATAAAACTAATCTTATCTAAGTTATTAGCTATATTTATAATCATAGCTATATCTTTAGGAATATTAAACTCTCTTATAAGACCATTTATAACCTTAGACTGGATATAATTATAAACCCAATCTCTTAAGACAGCACCTTTTTTTTAAACCAATCAGCGCAACTTGAGACGATAACTTTAGACCAGTGATATTTAATAATATGATTGTTATCGTGTAGATATTCTATATTAGTTATAATGGTGTTAATATCTTGAGGAGATAGACTATCAAATAAAGAACTTAAAACTTGAACCGCTAAAGCTCTTTTATCAATTTTCATCTTGTCTTTCTTTCCTGTATTGTCAATGGAATGTTCGACCATACAACAGATCATTTTTAATAATTCCATATTAAACTTATCTTTTCTTATTTCTTGAGGTAATGAAGTGATTCTCTCAAGAATTCTTTGGTGAGTCTTGGAAATCTTTGCATCTTTCCACAATTGATTTTGAGGTCGTATAAAAGTAAAGGACGACATATATATAATATTGGCCTAGATATTTATTCTCTAAAGCCTTTATTTATTTCTTGTTGTCTAATTCCATCAGACGCGCCCACACCTATTTCTTTATTTCCTAATCTATCTAAAATATTATATGAATGTTCGTCTAGTGGATTAGATGGTCTTGCTTCTGGTATTGTTATATCGTGAGCCTTTGAATAATTAGGATATAATATTTCTCTTGCTTTTGCAACTGGTGCATATAGAGCAGAAACAACATCACCAGATGATCTGACTGTATACTCATTTTTAAGTGGTCTTTCAAATTTATAGGCTGGATTTACATTAATAACTTGTTTAGTATCCTTTCCCAATTCTCGAGCTAAAACAGAACCTTGAGAGTGTCCTAGTGTGGAAATATTAGATTTACCATATTTATCCTCTGCTTTATCCTGTATCTCTTTGGCCTGTCTAAATCTATCTGTTCTTTTATAATTACCGGTTAAATATGCAACATTATTTAACCAGTCTTTAGCTCCTTGTGTCCCTCTATGGACTACATAAGCCTCATTGCTATTCTTATTATAATATGTTTTAACAGTTGGAATTGTTAAGTTTTTATCTAATCTTAGACCATTTTTAAGTTTATCAGGTGGTGTTTCATCATAAGACGCATTTAGTAGTGATTTTATAGTTTTAGCCTTCATATATATTAATAATGTGATATATTTATTTATCCTATTTTAGTATATGATATTCTAAAACTTAAACTGGGTCGAGTCCCTCCTCCAACTTGTGAGCGTGCATTTAAAAATAGAGTTTTAGTATTTACCACATTCACATAAACACCGCTCATTGTTAGTTTCTGTCTAACTCCTGAACCTCCTGCTGAATCATTAATTTGTTCAAAATATGAAAGACCACCAGCGCATTCAATAGATGATCCTGATGTTAATGAAACATATAGTTCCTTTTCTTCAATATTATTAGAAGTATTAGCTGTCCAAGTGAATCCTACAATTATAAGCCAAACTCCTAGTTTTGGCAAAGTAAACTGCCAGACCTCTGTTAATGATGAAGGTGACACTCCATAATCATAAGTTATGGGGTATGAATAGCCCAATGAGTCTTCAGTTGTTAAACCAGGGTTATAATTTGTTCTTATTATATTATTCATATATATTCCTTGGTTTCCTGTTATACTTACATATCCAGATGCTCCTGGAGCGTTTACAGTTATATATCCGTTTACTGCTCTTAATGTTGTATTTGCTTGAGCTCTTAATGTTACATTTTCCCCACCGTCAAATGTCATATCTCCTAAACCTGTAGTTTTACAAGTTAAAATTCTATTTACTGCAGGCTCTATTAATATGTCTCCTCCTGATACTGTGTTTATTGTTATATCGCCAGTATTTGATGATATGTTTATATTTCCAGCTGCTCCTATTGTTGTTAGATTTATATCATTCCCTGTTGTTGGAGCTAAATTTATATTTCCTTTTGGATTTAAATTTATATTGCCAGCTGTCACAGTTGCTAAATTAATATCTGCATTACCTGCTGATAAGTTTATATTTCCATTAGCTCCTGTACTTGTTAAATTAATATCATAGCCTGATGCTGGCGATATATTTGCATTTCCATTTGAAACTAAATCAAAAGTATTAGACTGTATCTTTAAATTGTCATTACATTGAATATTGAACAAATTATTTGAACTAGATTCTAATAACATAGATGTAGCACTTGATGTTGTAATTTTTGTTTGATTTGCTACAATTGCAACTTTATCTAAAGCAGTTAAATTTATACTTCCTAAAGTTGTATTTATATTTACATCTTGATTCGCTTCTATATCTACATTAGCCCCCGATGCTATTATTTCAGAGCTTGTCCCTGATAAGTTAACAGCTCCACCTGAACATATTAGACTAATATTATTAGGGGCTAATTGCTGAATTGTGTTTAATGAATTTAGTTGTAAAGTTCCAGATGTTCGACCTGCATTTATATTTATAGACCCGGAGTCAATAGTCATAACACCTAAACCAGAACTCACCCCTGACTCTTGTTGTATTATACGTCCATCATATGCATTTAAACTTGCAGTGTCTCCAATTAATAACATCTGAACATTTTTATTTGGTGTATCTCTAACCATTCTTATTTGTTGAGTTATTCCAGATTTTGCCAAAAATATAGATTCTGGCAAATATGATATTTCTGAATCTTTTGTCATCTCCTTTAACATTGTTCTAGCAAACCCAAACCCGTCACCTGCATAATAATAAAATGCACTATCTGGCTCTCCATCTATTTCAAAATTAAAATTATTTGCTGTTCCTGTTCCAGATGACCATATACCTGTAAAATCATAGTCATTATTTGGATTATTAGCGTCATATATAACTAGCTTCTTAGCTGATTTTGTATTTCTATTTATAAATAATTGATTACTTATATCTAAATTATATATTTTAGACATTCCAGATTTACTTTCTATAGATGCCTCTGCTACTATTGTGTCATTAGATTTTATCTCATTATTAGATGTTAGCCCATAGTGAAAATATGAAGCTCCATTATTTCTTAGTTTTACAGCTTGAGGATCGAATGAAGTCCCTTCTCTATTTATATACCAGTCTACTGATACCTCATACCATTTTGGATCTGTTGGCCAGTTATCAGGAACTCTTAAAGTTATTTCTGAAAGTTTATTGTTTATTGTGTTAAGATTAGCACTGTGAGCGGCTAGTTCAATTGATTGTTCACCGTTTACAGCTACAGCTCCGGCTGCTGTTACTCCTGCCGCGATTGCTGTTGCTTGTGCTGTTGTTGCTAGTGCTAGCGCAGCAGTTGCTATTGGTCCATCTCCTGAATCTCCTGTGTCGCCTTTATCTCCTTTAGGACCACGGTCTCCTTGTGGTCCTTCTGGTCCCTGAGGCCCCTCTGGTCCTCTAGCTCCTTCACCTGTTACATTTGCGAATGTGATAATAACTGAAGGAATAGCTGGATGAGTGTAGGGGACTGATTGCGGAGCTTGATAGTGTAATGTCATAGATGAATCACTTGATGCCCACATAATCTGAATATAATCATTATCTTCTAAATCTAAAATCCAATTCCATCCAATTGTATAGAAATTATTCTCTTTTATATCCCACTCTGAAGCTGTAGCTGGAACATCTACCCCGTTCTTTCTTATCCAAATTGTTATTTCTTTGGTAGATGAATTTTCAGATTTTATTTCTACACTAAACTGAATATTATAAGCTGACGAATTTAAAACTTTTATAGATCCGGCTAAAGGTCCGTTTGTTATACCGAGACTATTAGGATCTGAATTATTCCAGGTCATAGCTCGGGGTGTATTTGGGACTGTATTAGTCTGTGTTGTTGTATCCCATACAGAAATCCAATATGCTTTTCCTATATCTCCTATTTGTGTATCTATTGCGTCGAATTGTTCTTGAATTGTTAAAGTAGTATTAATCCCATCCAATGTGTCAAATTCTGCATCTGTTATTGTTGGATTTGATTTTGTTAGTATATCTGTGTTTACCTCATCAGCATTTATTGACGCTAAATTTGTAAGACTATTGTATCCCAATATTTCAATGTTGTTAAGACTCATATATATTAAGATAAGATTAAATATTTTCTAATCTTAATATATATATAAATGAGGAATATTAACTCTGTCTTAATTAATAATAGTTTAAAAGGTAGTGAAGAACTATTTAAAACTTTAGAACTGCTTAACAAGATTGGTGTTATACCTACTAAGAAGCCTAGAGCTAAAAAAACTAAAATGTCTAAAGATGATATAAAACAAGATAATGATATGGGACCTAGTTATTCAACTTCTAAGGATACATCTGATAATAAACCACCTTCTTCTTCTGGTGGATCTGCTAGATTTCAAGATAGGGGTTCACCACTTCTTGCAATTACAGATCCAAATATAAAATCTATTGAGAATATAAATAAAGCTGTTGAAGAT